TTATTTATTCATCTCCTTTAACATATATTCTAGGCACTCTCTTTCACTTATTAATTTAATATCATCAACTTCTTTAGGTAAATAAGGCGAATATTGAAAATTTTCTATTTCATATAATACATTATCTACTATCATAGGTAATATCCATTTATTAATATAGTCTTGTTCATTTGTACCATTTTCTAATAAGCCGTCTATATACTCTTTAGCAAATTCTTCTACTGGTTTATCAACTTCTGTTATTCTATATAATTCACAAGGAGATTCTAAAAACCAGTCCTTGCCCTCGTAATCATGTTTAGAAAACCAAGTTGCTTCTGTTCTATTATTATACGTTACTAAAGCGTATATACCTAATTCTAAATTGCTTTTTAATAAAAATTCATCTACATTAATCATTTAAATATCACTTCTTTCTTTCTTAATTTGTTCAATTATTTTATAGATATCTTTCTTGTCAATAAAATCAACATCTCCACTTTTTACGGTATGTTCTTCATCATATGGATACCAACTATCACAAGTTATTTGACTAGTAAATACCATAAAATTTTCATCTTCAATAACACATTCTAAATCATATTGTATTTCTTCATCTATTATCATTTTAAAGGTATTAGTATCTATATAATATTCAAATATAAAACCACCTTCCTTTGGGCTAAATGCTAAATCTGGTATGTATATTGCCCTTAAATCCATTTTATTCATTCTCCTTATAGATATCTTTTATTTTGTCTTCATTGAATACCAACCAATCAGATAAATCTTCCAAACTAATATGTTCACCATATTCTTCTATAAGCTTATTAAATTTCTTTTCTAATTTTAATTCTCTAATTGATTGCTTATATAATTCTTGATATTTTTCATATCCATCGTAAAAATAATAACTATAATATGAGAAACAAACACCTTCATCAGTTTTATCGTCATAAACTAATTTTAAGTTTTCAACCTCACTTCCATTTTTACCATTAATAATAAAATTATAATTACAAGTAGCTGGTTGGTCTCCTTGATAAAACTTAATCTTTCCTTCTAATTCTTCTTCTGTTTTATTTTTATATAATATTTTTAACATTATTCATCTACTCCTTGTTTTTTTAATTGATAATCATTTTCAATAATGCAATAAAAACTAAGTTTTACCCACTTTTTAAAACTCTACAACCTAGTTATACCCTCATTCTTAATTTTGAATATTTTCAATTAATTCTATACTTTTATAACTATTTAGCTATACTAATTTAACACAATCTATAATTTGAAAAAACTCATATTTTTTATATTCTCTTGCATGTCTTATAACTGTATTTAAAGACTTTTCATTATAAGGTTTTATATTTAATCTATATAATCCTTTTTCTAGTCCTTGTAATTTTAATGCTACCTCATATTCTTCAAATAAATTACTATCACTTTCCCAACATTCATCTTCGTAACCTACATCATGTAATTCATCTGGAATATTTAATATAAAAACATCTCCATAAATAATAGAACTTCTTGGTTTATATACATCAATACTTATATAATTATTCATAATAGCCACACTCCCTATCATATTCTTCAGCAATTTGTTTGTTTTCTTCTATAAATCCATTGTAAATATCTTCTCTTAGTCCTTTATTACCTATAGTTATAGAACATGAACATGCGTGTTCCCAACATAATTTCCAACATCCACATCCATGTTCAGATTCTATTTTATTAAAATTTTCTTGTGTCGTCATTTTAAATTTCCTCCAATTCACAACCAAATTGTATTATAAAATTATGAGGACTCCTATGGTCGTATTCTTTATAATTTCCTTCATCATAAAATACGCTATATCCACCTTTAAAACCTATCTGTTCAGCTACCCTAATAAATCTATCTCCTAGTTTATTAGTAACTTTATAAACAAAACCATTTTCAAACCATAATTTATGCAAAGAATATACTCTACTACCTTTATCAGTAACTAAATTTTCTTTATATATTTCTGTAATTAACCAATCTTGATTTAATACTTTAATTCTACTACCTACATTTTTAGGATGCTCTTCTAAATCTACTGTTTCTTTTGCATATCCTACACCTTGTATACATAATTCTTCATATTCAAGTCTATGCCCTAAACCTTCTTCAATATTATCTAACTTATTTACATTAATATCTTTAAATTCATTATTATTAATAAATTTAATAATTTGTCCTCTTACAAAAACTATACTAACGTCAAATGGATTTTTACAATCTGTACAATACCAATCTTTTTCAATCAAACTAGCTGACGTAACATTTCCTTTTTCCATGTAATCACCAATAGTATATCTATCCATCATACAATCATATTCTTTTGTTTGTGTTTCAAATCCAATTATTTTCTTGCAATGAGGGCATTTTACCTCACCATATATTTCATCAAACATGCCCATATTAATTATCTCTCCTCTATTCTTTATTTTTATAAAATTTAAAATTTTCTCTTATGCATTTATCACATGGAAATTTATATGTAGGTCTACCTGAATAAATACAATCTTCCTTACAACTTATTGTTTGTTTATTATTAGCTTGTTTTGCAATCATACTATAATTACTTATTTTCTCTTCTAATTCATCACGTATATTACCTTTAAATGCTTGATTAGTTAATCTTAATGATATTGTAATTGCGTCTATTTCTTCCCATGTCAAAGGTATGTTTATTTCTTTACTCATTATTTTTATTCCTCACTTTCTTCAAGTTATTATTTTTCTCTTATTAATTCAATTACAAATTCAGTTAATATTTTAGTTATGGCTTCTTTATCATCAAACGCACATTTATTTTCTATGTTACTAAAAGAAAAATCATAATTCCAATTTTCTGATTCTCTTGATAAAAAGTGTAATGTTTTTAAAAAATGTTCTTCATCTTCTATAATCCTTACATTATATCCTTCTTCTAAAAACTGCTTTAAATTATCTAGATTGTCCTCAACTATTTTATTAAATATTGCATGTATGTTTTTATCCTTATTTCTAGCATCTTCTAATTCCGTTTTAAAATCTATTAATTCCATTTTAATCTTCTCCTTATCCTAATATTTTTCCAATGTAATAACTAACAACTACTAAAATTATTCCTATTATAACTATCTTAATATAAAAACCAATAAACATAGCCCACGTAAAAAATTTAAATAATATTAATGCCATGAATAATGCATATGCAATTACTATACCTATAAATAATAATCCTTCAATTATATTTTTCATTTAAAATCTCTCCTCCTATTTATATAAATTCAATACTTATTCCAATGTAACTATTTTGGCAACCTGTCCATGTTATTTCAAATATAATCCCTTTATTTTTATATTTATCTCTCAATTTTATTAAACCTTTCTGTACAGATTCCTCCCTAAAAGAATTAACATTGCCATATGTAAATGGTAACAAAGCCATCTTATGATTTGTATATATAATACCCTTAGATATCATGGATTTAATTTCCATACTATAGCTTTTATTTATCAATTTAACATTTTTATTAATAATTTTTTCTTTATTATATTCCGATTTCTCTTTTGGTGTTTTTAATTTCAAAAATTTAAACATTTTAACGTCCTCCTATTTATTCAAAATAGAAATAATAAGTTTATCATTATCATCTATTTCAAAATCGCCTACTTCGTTTTTAATATATTTAATACTATCCTTTTCAATTATTTTACCTTCCCAAAACACCGTTTACAACATAAAACTTTGTTCCTATTGATAGGTCAATCATTCTAGTATAATCATTTCTTTCTTTATAGTTCATTTTAATTATCCCTCCATCAACTTTCTTAACAATACTCTTAAAGAATATATTTTTCCATTAGCATATGCCCTTTCTGAATCATTTAAGGTTTCATTATATTCTTTTTGATATTCATTTATATAATCTTGAATAATTTCTTCTAATGACTTTTCTTTTTCCATAAATTCTCCCCACATTTTAATTATTCCTCCTCGATATCATATAGTGCTTCATATATAATATTTTCACATAGTCCATCTGTTTCAAACTCTTCATCACTATAATCATTACCTATTCTTCCTGCTGAATCTAATTGCTCCCAAGAATGAATATCATATCTAAATTCTTCTTCATAATCTCCATTAATCACATTTCTAATTATAATTAATTCACCTTCAACATTAATTTCTTTTAATTCTTCTTCATTATCCACTTCAATATTTATTAGTTCATATTCAGTACATAATACCCTATCAGCAGATATCCATTCAAAATCTAGCCGACAAGTTTCAGCTTCTTTTTGTTTTAAAAATACATAAGGTTTTATTACCTTATAATCAACACCAGTTCCATCATTCCACATAGGACACGTTTCTTTAATCATATAAATATTCTTCATTATTAATTCCTCCATTTTCTAATTTATTATTTGAATAAACTGTTAATTTTACACAGACTCTTATTTATATAACTCCATGTTGATTTCATTTAACATTTCAGTTTCCCATAAATCACTATGTAATAATCCTTTTAACTTCTTCAATATAACATTTAACATCATTCTCACCTCACTATTATTTTAATTAGTTATTTGATTTATAATTCCATTATACTCTTATGGTTATGTATGTCAATAGTTTATTTAGTATTATTTTAATTAATTATTAAGTTTATTTTTAAATATAATTATGTATGACAAATAAGCATCAACTATATTATCTTCTATACCTAGTTGATGCTTATTATACTTATTTTTACAAATCACGTTATCATCTCCAAAAGTTATTCTGTCGATTACGTCTTATCCTCTAATGTTGTTTAATTTAATATGTTATAGTATTATTCTAATCTAAAGCTATTGACATTTCTAATACCTCTTTATTAACCCCGTGATTTAATTTATAAAAAGCTTCATAGTCTAATTGATTTTGTTTACAATACTTTATAAATTTATCCAATAATAAAAGTTTCTTCTTAATCATAAATGATATAGAACTTTTTTCCATATCCTCATATTTCATTTTTTCAACAGTTATTTCATATTCATTGACATCTTTTAAAGTAGTAATAATATAATCTCTCATATCTTTTTGAAGTCTTTCTAGTAATGACTTTGGTTTTAATTCACTCATAGATATATCTTTTGCATTATCTATTAACTGCATTGTTGCATTATCTACATGTCCTTTTCTTGCTATAATACGTTTTTTATCTATTGTTCTAACTTGTTCTAGTAATATAATCGAATCTTCTTTAAAACCAAATTGACCAGCTTTAATTATCGTGTGTGTAGGTAATTGACTTTTAGTTAATTTACTTGTCGCAAAAGCTACTATAATAGTAGGAGAATATTTATTCCCAACATTATTTTGAATACAGATAGCCCAACGTGTACCTGCTTGTTCAGAACCAACACTATTATTACCTAAATCAATAAGTAAGCTATCTCCTCTTTTAATATCCTTTAAATCTAATATGTTACCAAATTCATCATAAACTCTATTTTCAATATGTTCCCCAACATATTTATTATTATCTTTAGTTTCCCCAATCATAGTATTTTTTACCTCTTGTAATTGTTCTTGTAATGTTTTATTCATATCCTTCACCTCATATTTTAATATATTATTGTTTATTGCCATAAGTAGTATCTATAACTACCTTACAATTAATAGTATATATTATAAGTATATAGATGTCAACACTTTTTTGTAATTATTTTAATATATTTTTAAGTTAAATAAGATTAGAGAAAATTAATCCCCTAACCTCGCTATTTTACTTAATTATTGTTTATTTTTAGATTTTCTTTTTTCACCGTTCCTATCGATTACTATTTCAATTCCAGATATTAATTCAAAATCTTTTCTTAATACTGTATTAATTGAAGGTTTAGAATTTAAATTAATTTTATCATTAACTACCTTTATATCTTTTACGCTTAGTTCTCCTTTTAAATTATAAATCTTATAAAGTTCATCAAATTTTCTACTTCTATATAAATCTAAAATAGATAACCTTTTAATTACTTCTCCATCATCCATTTTATTATTATTGAATACTGCATTATATCTATTATATATAACTGAATCTGATACCATATTGCTATCATCAGCTTGCATATTAGTAGTCTTTAATACATACTCTCCAAGTTGATAGTTAACTTCTTTTTGCCATTCAGTTCTTCCCCCTGTTAGCTTTGGTCTAGTTGCCATTTTATAAGAATAGTTATTAAAATTATAAGTCTTGTCTATATATTCTATAAAAGTATCATCTATATCTAATATAGTTAGTAGAACTCTATCTGTATCAAATAGATATAGTTTCTTTTCTTCTCTATTTATATCTTCCCATTTTAAACCTGGTTGAAGTTTCATAGTTATGCCATATCTTAATAGTATTAATATTATAAGATTATTTATGTCATTTTTGGTCTCTAGCTTTTTAATTATTTCCCAAAAATCAGGTAATTTATAATAATTGTGTATTACTGCTTGTTTATTAACTACTAATGTTTCTTTTAAATTTATCCCATCACATGGATTACTTGTAAGTCTAAACCCTCTTTTTATTGCCCATTCTTCATAACCATTTATAGCTGAGAATAAACTAGCTTTTGTTTTTGTACTTGTAGTTGGTGCTGATTTTAATAATTCTACTATTTCCATTTTATCAAAATCATATAAATCTTTCTTTTTAATATTTTCTAAATAATATACATAGCTCTTAAATAGTTTTAAATAATTATCTTTAGTAGCTTCAGCAAAATCTTCTCTTTCATTTATAAAGGTAATCTTATTCTTTTTATATTTATCTATTAGATTGTGTTTTCTATCGTCTTCATAAATTCCATAAAATATATCAGACATATTACTTCATCTCCTTTACTAAGTTACTAAAGAACTCATATACATTTTTAATATTAACACTCTTTTGGTCTAACTTCATTTTCCTAATTTCGTTTCCCTTGTTTAATTCTAATAACTTAATAGCAATGTTAATCATTTTGTCTACGTCCCAAGTATCTTTTAGAGCATATGCTATTGCTATATACCCAGCAAACATTCCACTATCTAATAAATAACTACTTTCTTTCATGTGTTTTAAATCAACGAACATATTACTTCTATTTAATAAATGACTTATTAATTCGTTGATTATAGATGACATAGCATCTGTATCAAATTTAACTTCTACTTTATCAGTTAAATTTATATTAGTTTCGTCAATCGCTTTCTTTAATATCGTAGAATAAGTTAAAGATTTATTTATTTTCATTTCTTCAAATATTCTTGCAATTGAATTATCTTTAAATAAATCAATTTTTTTAATTAATTCATCAACACATTTACTTGAATCTGTTTCTACCATACTTTGTCTCCATTCAATATCAGTATCACTACGTTTAAAAATGTCATCGACGAAAATCTTTTCTTCAACTGAATCGCTAATATGAATAGATACCATTAATCCACCTTCTAGTTTTTGACCATGTAATTTCTTTTCTTCAAAAGCATCACACCCAGCAGTAAATCTATGATTTCCGTCACTTATAATGAACGGAGCATAATTGGGAGATTCTTTGTTAAAATCAGGTTTTATAAACATATCACCTAGTATTCCAAACTGTTCTTTTGTTTTTTCAACTTCATCTACTTTCATACCTTCTTTAGGTTTGTATTCATCAAATTGATATTTTGCTTGTTTCCCCTTTTGTAGTAATAAAGCAAATGTTATTGTAGTTACTTTAATATCTCTTGACTTAAATCTTTGTTTTAAATCTTCTACGCCTTCTAAATTCAAATTTTCTTTTAAAACTACTTCTCCATTAGGAAGTGTTACATATTTTGGTGCTCTTTGAATTTCTTTTTCATGAGTGTATAATCTGTTTTTTCTTATCTTAGATAATAATTCCCAAGACATATATACTGAGTATTCATATTCATTAATTTTAGTTACATTTTTTAAGTTTAATAAATCCATCTTATCATAATCTTTTGGAATATAAGAATTATAACCTTGAATATCTGAATCACTATAATAATTATTAGGATTTATTTTTTCGTTATTCGTTTCTTTATATATTTCCATCGATAGTGCTATTGTTTCTATCTTGTCTAATTTTTCTGGGTCTAACGTATTATTAAATAATTCGTAAACTGTATTAGTGCTTAATCCCTTTTCTGCAAACAATTCATTTAATCTTCTTTGTAATTTCATATCTGAAACATTATTTTTTATTGCTAATGTTAATTCCAATGGTAAGTTTTGCATTATATAAATGTTATTATTATTTTCCATATTAGTTACACTCCTTCATTAATTTATTTCATTAATTAATTATAATACACAAAATAAATTAAATCAAGAGTTTTTATTAAATAATTTTGATAATTTAATATATTTCATAATTAATAATATTGGTTACAATAATCCAATTTCATATTTAATATTATCAACTATAACATTCATTTTTTCCTCATTACTCTGTTGTATGTATTCAGCTAATGTTAATCCACTATAATTGAAAGTCTTAATTCCTAATTTATCTAGTAGTTCATATCCATAACAAACTATACTGTCTTCGCCAACTATTCCTACATACATCATTTCCTTACTATAATCATCTACAAAGCAACCTAATTCTAATTCCATTTTTTCTTGTTTTGTTATTTCTACCATATTTATCTCTCCCCATATTTATATATTTAAAAACAAATTAAACAAATAGTTTGTCCTTATTTATTATTGTATAACATATTAAAGTAATTATCAAGTTAATTTTTACCTTTATTAGATTTTATTTTCATTACCCTATACGAACGTACATTCCCCATATATTTATTTTACTACCGAAAGTGTCCTTAGTCAATATATTTTTATCGGTTATTATGATATTTATTAATTAGTGTTTTGGGTGTATTTTTATTATATACTCATTTTAAACTAATAGGTACAACACCCAGTTGTAAAAACATCTTTATTTTTTATATTTGGTTACAATTACCTATTGATTCGACAATATTTTCATGTTATACTATTTGTAAACAATAAAGTTTGTCGAAAGTGGTGGTATTATGTATATATTGTATATTAAAAAATATAGGCAATTACGACGTATCACGCAAAATGAGCTTGCCGAGTTAGTAGGTACCAGTCAACAACAAATATCTTTATTAGAAGCTGACAATATTATAAGGAAACGCTCGCCCCAGCTTGCATTGTTAAAAAGTATCTCTTTAGCTTTAAAGATTTGTCCGAAGGATATTTTGTTTTACTCGTGCATGAATTGTGAGATAAGAGAGTCATGTTCTAAAAAAGATAAAGTTAATTATGAAGATGTTGCTGAAGAAAACTTACAATATTATATTTAATTGGATTAAAAGGACTAGGAAAAATTTGTATTCCTAGTCTATAAACTATCTTCTAATATTAATATAAAATATTTGATTTATCTTGATATTAAGTGTTATTAGAAGTCCTTGCTATATAATGGTGACTATAATTATATATATAAAAATGTATAATTTTTATATTGTTTTCTTTCACCTGTACACACCCTAGCTATTCCTGAAGCATTTAAATTAACTCCAAATAATTCTAAGCTTTTTCTTCCTAATTCGGCACAAGATGAAAATATACCTAAGCTAATTCCATTTTTATTAAACATTTCCACACTCTTACCATTTGCCTTTCCATTGTGAATACTACTTTTTACTCGCTCTTCTTTGACATTGTAATTACACCAACCAATACTACTTCCTTTCTTTAAATAATCTATTATGGTAGATATACTTAGTTTCATTGTCTTTCCTATATCTCTAGTAGTTAAATCAGTATTATTATTTTTATATTCACAAGCTACTTTTACTAAATTTGATAATGCAAATTCTTCAACTTTCTTCCAATCAATTTTACTCAAATTAAATAATTCATTTAATTTTGATTTAAGTATATTTTGTTTAATATATTCTAAATCAGATATTTCTGAATCAATTCTAATAGGTTTCTCAATTCTATGTTCAATAGCTAATCTGTCTTTTTCATCATCTATATATTTTGATTCCATTTTAGTTTGTCCACTTATATTATTATCGTTGGTATGCCATGCCCCGTCCATCTCGGTTATATATTTTTTATCATTTAATTTAAAATAAAAATCATATAATCCTCGTCTTGGTTTGTCTTTAAATAAATATTTACACCATTCTGGATTATATTCTGTCTCAAAATCTATTTGTAGTTGTTCTAATATATTAAACATTATTTTACTTGGGTAACTTATATTATCACTGCATTTTTTACAACCAATAGATTTACGTAAATAAATATTTTGAATTCTCATCTTTTTATCTTTAATTTGTCCACAATCGGGACAAATAGGGATTATTTCTTCTCTACTTCTTCTAGTATATTTCTTAGCTTCATCATAACCACCTTGAAAATATTTAATCATCCAAGGAGCAGTTGTAGGAATATCATTGTAACCAACAACTACAATTTTAGACGGATTAGAGCAACAAGCACAACCACTATTATTTAATAAACTACTTTCAATTATCCAATATTCTTCTTTATATTCTTGCTGATAATAATATTCCCCACATTCAAAACCACACTCGTTACAATGATATTGATACCATTTTTCTTTTGCAATACTCTTTCTACCTAATTTATCTGTGTTTTCTTTTTGTATTATTTTTCTATTAGTAATAGTAATATCTCTTTTATTGTCTTTTATGTTTTCTCCTATTTCTATTTTAAATTCAGATGTTACTGTTCCTAATATTTTACCCAAATTACATCCATATATACTAGCTATACTAATATCAAATAATCTATTGTTATACTTTACTGTTAAATATCCTTTTTTGTTGTATTTTACTATCTCCATTGTTCCTTTAATATTGTTATAAATAAAAAATATAAATAACCCTACTATTTTGCTCCAATGAATAACTTTTTTATTAGTTTTTTCATTATAATCTTGAGGTAAATTATCTAAAAATACTTTATTCATTTTTAGCTGTTAACTCCTTTCATTGTTTTTTTTAATTTAAATCTAATTTAGCATTCTTCCACAACTTCAAAAGTAAATCTCTTATTAATCCCATTCACCTTAAAAATTACATTTATTCTACTTCTATCTTCCAAACCAAAATCTATGTATACACAACTAATAAAATCCATATCAATTCTTCCAACGTCAATATTATAAACTTTAAAGAAATCATTAATATCTTCTAATACCCTCGTATCTTCTTCTCTATCAGTATTTATTGCTACTACATTATTTTGATTGGTACTGATAAAATCCATAAAGTTTAAGTATTCTTCGTTCCTATCATATAATCCATAATCTTCTTGGTCATTATTCATTGTTTTATTACACATTTAACATCTCTCCTCTTAATTCATGTTGTTTTGTTGATATCTTTATAATATCACCATGTTGTTATGTTGTCAACAACATATATTAATATTTTAAAATATTATAGGAGAGACCCAAGAGATGTTTTTATTTCTCTTGAGTATTTTCATATTTTTCAATAATAAAATATAATCCTTCTTCTATTAAGTCATTAATATTACAATCTTTTTCTAATGCTAAATATTTAATTTTTTTCATTAAATCTTCATCTATAGTTGTATTAATAGCTTTTCTTCCCATTTGTAAAACCTCCTTTTATACAACTATTATACTATATATTTATGTTGTTTGGTAGTTATCAATATAATCAGTATTTTAAATATTATTTATCCTATTCCTTTGGTTATGATTATATATCCATAAATTACACCTCATAATATTTTTTTCTATATTATATCATAATTAGCATATCTCAAATACTATATTATTAGTCGGTGTTTCTAAACCATTTATCTTTTCTATAGTAGTTATAATTCCTTTATACATGATAGAAAACATTTTATCGCATATATCACTTAAATTAATAAGTTTATCTATTGGAATTTCTAAATTATTCTCAACTATATCCTCAATAACTTCTCTTATTTCAATTTCTTTAATATATCTGTTTCCTTCCTTTTGTATTAATATGTTTCTATTATTTACTGTTAATGGTATTGTTCTCATTGTTTATTTCCTTCTTTCTCATATTTATTGTTACTTTAATATATTTTATCTTCTATGTTCTAACCTATAAAGATAATTATAAGCTAAAGAATAACTTTTCCTAAATATTTTCATATCATCTTTAATTAAATATATTGCACTATAATTTACTTCTAGGTCATATCCTAATTTATTAGCTAAATTTTTAACTGTTGATTTAGTCATAATTATCTCACTCCTTTATTTTATTATTTATAATAGTTTATGTTCTAAATACTATGAACCAATTATTCTTAATTTTTTGATTTCATCTGAATTTAATTCTTTCTTTAAATCTCTTACAATCTCTTTAAGATGTTCTGCGTCTCTTGCTTTTCTACATTTTTCTGAATAAGTAATTAATAGTCCTGCTATATCTAAATTATTCATAATTTTCTCCTTTCTAATTGATAATAACTATCAATAAAACTAAGAATTTATTCATTCTCATTATTTATATTTGCGAAATCCAATAAATCTGATATTGTTTTTATATCTTCTCTTTCTATATTGTCAATAACACATATCTCTAATTTAATATAATTACATCTTTTTAAGCTCATTGTATTAAAGTATATAATTACTTCATCATAAGAATTAAACCTGTGCCAAACTTTTTCTAATTGAAAATCATTTACATATGCTATAAATATATTTGGTGTTTGAAAAACTTCTGTTATTTTACAACATTCTTTTTCAAGGGGACTACCTATATCACAAATAAATTTATTATCCTTATTTGCTAACCATTTTATACCTCCTATACGATTATCATTATCTCGAACTGTTAGAATTTCACCTACTTCTGCAAGTATTTGTTCTCCTTTCATCATGGGTTTTATAACTTCATATTTATTCAATATTATCATTCCTTTCTCAATTAACCAATTAACAACTATTTTAAATAAGTCTTTAAAATCAGATTTTTATTACATTTCAAATTCATCATTAATATCTACATATATATTTTGACTAAGTCCTTCATTTATAAGAACGGCTTTAATTTTAAAATAATGTGATGTATCATTTTTATAAAACCAAGTATTAATATAATCTCCACATCTTGGTATAAAATTCATTATCTCTGTTGTTAATAATTCTTTTGTTTCAAGGTCATATATTGTTATTTTGAAATTATCCATTTTCAGTCCTCCTATATTTACTTTTACTTTATAAGTTCCTTAATATCTTTCTTTAATGCTTCAATTAATAATTTTTCTATAGAATTATCAGCACAAATTATTCCATTAAAAAGTTCATCTAAATTATCAATTACATTCAAATCTATAATAGCATTCAACACATTTTTAAGATTTTTAAAGTCAATTTCATTATTTATATATTCCTCTTTATTGATTCCATATAGCCAGTATTCTTCGGATAGACTACTAATAGATACTAACTTATTTAAAACACGCTTAGAAGGTTTTCTATGACCACTTTCTATTAAACTATAGTAACTTTCACTTATGTTTAATTTGTCAGCCATTTGTCTTTTATTTAAATGCAGTTCATTTCTATATTTCTCTAAACGTTCATTAAACATATGTTTACTCCTTAACCACTTGAATTTCCTATTTTACTTATTCTTTTATTTTTAATGGACAATTATCATTCTTATTTTTAAAAGGGGCTTTACAGTCTTCTGTAGTAATTTTGCACCATATAATCGAAAATTTTTCATTAACCACAAGACTACATTCTATACATTTTTCTGGCATATCTAATTCAAGTATTGCTTTTACTTTCATCAATATTCTCCTCTTTACTAATAAATATCTTTAATATCGTCTGTCTTATAATCATAATGAATACCATCTTCTTTTTCAATTGTTATTTCATCTTTAAAAACACCTACAAAGACACCTTTAAATTTTTCACCATTATTTAGAATTACCATAACTCTCATATTTTGATATATTGGATTTTCCCAATCTTTATTAATAACAATAGCTGGTATATTTACAAATTTCATTATTATTCCCTCCATTTATATTTAATTATTATATCATATTTTAATAATTTCTAAACTCTTCCAAATAAAAGATTTATTTTATATACTATCTCTGTATTTTTCTTCAAGCTGATAACTGATTTCTTCTGCTCTAATTTTATCATAATAATCGAAATGATATCCCATGTAAATTTCCTTTATTCTATCAAATATATCTACATAACCATGTATACTTGTAGCACAATATCTCATTAATTTTCCTTGAACCACATTTTCTTTAATATTCATATCTATACTCCTTTATAAATTATTCAATGGATTTATTTTTGAAACATTTCTTAAATTATTTTCATTTATATTTAGATATATTCTAGTTGTACTGCTTACACTATGTCCCATACTGGAAGCGAGTGTTTCAACGTCAATTCCTGCATTATACATCATAGTAGCATACGAGGCTCTTGTTGAATGTGTATGGTACTTATCTAAATCAAACCCTGCATTACCTAAATGTTTTTTTACTAAAGCTTCAATTGAATTCTTGTGTATATGTCTATTTAATCTAGATATAAATAAGAATTTTTTATTTTCTTTATCACACTTAGAATCGTCTCTGATTTGTAAATAATTATCTATTACCTTTAAACATGTATCATTGAGATATATTTTTCTTTCTTTACTACCCTTTCCAATAATTGTTAATACATCATTTTTTATATCTACAAGTTTTATATTTGTTAGTTCTTCAAGCCTCATTCCACAATGCAATAACAAAGTTAATATACAATAATCTCGTTGATAGAACTTATCTTCACTATCTAATGATTCTAATAAATGCTTACTATCATTTATATCTAATACACTTGGTTGTCTTCTATTTATTTTAGGTGCTTCAAGTTCTTCAGCTATATTTTCTTTTACAATTTTTGCTTTTTTAAATATATAATTATAATATGACTTCAATGTAGCGACTTTCCTAGCTCTAGCACATTCTCCATTTTTCTTTTTTCTTTCATTCTCTAAATAATTCATAAATGCGTATAAATCTTTTAATTCTATAGATTGAATGAATCTAACCCCTATATTAGTTATATCTATATCTTCTATATCAATAATATTTGAATACTTTTTACTATTTTTGTGTACTTGTAAGAATTTAAAAAATAGTCCTAAATCACTTTTATATCCAGTTATAGTATTCTTAGATTTATTTTTTATAGTTCCTAAGTAATTCGTAAATTCAATTACACTTTCAGGATAATTTTTATTCTCTACCACTAATGAACAACTCATAGTAATCAACTCCTTTTTATTATTATATTTATTTCTACTTTTGTTTATGTATTTCCTTCTTTTCTAAATTATAACACAACACTAAATTAATGCAAGTGTTACTTTAATATATTATCTAGTTTTTATTAATTATTTTTTTCTTATGGAATGTAGGCTTAGTGTTTTAAGTGATAGCCTACGCTAAGAAACACTTTATATATTTTCTATAGTTAATTTTTTATTAAAATCATAAAGAAAAGATTGTACCTTCTTTTTATCAAATTTATATAATCTATTATTCTCTAGTATTGGTCTTTCTATCTCCAAACTATTATTTTTAATATTTAAGTATCCTTCATTATCAAATTCTTTATCATAATATTCATTATAATCAGAACTAAGACTATCAGCCTCTTTTAATTCTAATCCACTCCAACATTCTCTTGCTTCAAATTCTATGTATTCAAATAGATATTTAAATACATGAGGCTTAAATGTAAATATAAATTTATACTTTTCTGTGTTGACTCCTCCTATTTCAAAAATTATAGCTGACTTTTTACTTTTAATAACCAAATCCAATCCATTTTCACTTATAAATGTTTTCGTATTCATTTTTTATACTCCTTTTAATTTATTTTTAACTCTGTATGAAATGATAGTTTTAATATAAACAATATCTTTCAACTTTTTCAATTATTGATTCTGAAATATTATTTTCATTTAATAACTTTATAAGATTTTCCTTATCTAGTTTTTCTTTCTTTTTTCTAGCAATAACTTCTAAATTATTTTTACATTCTGAATATTTATTCTCAACTTCTTTTGAAAAATTTGGTTCATATTGCACATGATAACCACATAAAAATTTTCTATGTTCCCATCTAGTACCGTTACAATGTTGCAATATTTCGGCTCTATCATAATTAGTATCTATGCTTTCTTCAATTATATCTTTACATCCACATATAGGGCATTTAATTGTTTTTATATTTTTTAACATTTTACATTCCTCCATTTAATTTATTAATTATTTACTAAATCATAAAACATCTTCTTAGCAAGATTAATTACTTCAAACCATGTTAATCCAATCATCTCTTCTTTTGTTGGTATTGGATTATTAATATGATAATGAAAAGTATGTACCTTTCCTGTTTTCATAACGACATCAAGGTGCTTGTAATCATATTCTGTAGGTGGTTCATTATTAAATTTAACTTCTATAATTGTATTTTTTATTTATTATACTTCCTTTCTTTAATCTATTTTATTTATAATAATACCATCCATATTCAGCACTACCGTTCCATTCTTCCTCTTTATAGTTTTTATAAGTTACTGTTACTATAAGTCTATTATCACTCCATTCTTCTGCTTCTATAAAAGTATCTACATAATTAATATTTAAGCTACTTTGATGAAATATCTTATCACCTTTCTTAACTTTGCTCCAATCTGTAATTGGTTTTAATGTTTTACAAAATTCAACTACATTATTTTCTTCAATTAATTTCAAAAATTCTTCATCAGTTAAATTATCAAAATTTTTATTAACTCTATCTAAATAATTACTTTCCATTTATATTCATCTCCTTTTTAATTTATTATTACCAACTTATTTCTAAAGTATTATCACAATTTAGTATTCACATCAATTACATCTATATAGCCATTATGTTCTTCTAAAGATACTATTCTATATACATCAAGTATAATTGCATATTTTCTACCATCTTCAAATTTTCTCAATCTTATATCATTATTGTATACTACTGAATCACCTATATTCATAACTTATTAATATCTCCTTTAATTTATTTCTTTAATAATCCATTACTTTTAATATTGCTATATTCATATCTATCAACCCATTTTTCTTCTTTAGTGTTAATATTTTTAACTTTATAATAATAATCAACTTGTCCTGAATATCCATCTGAAAATTCATCTTCTTTATAATCTATTAATTCAAACATTTTATATCTCTCCGTCGCTTTAACTTATATTATTTATCTCCACATAATAAATCTCCTATCATTATATCTTCTTCTTTAACTATATCTAATATTTGTTTTGCCAATTCTTGAACTTTGTTATAACATTCATTACAAAGAAATAATGAACCACCATCGGCACTCATTATATATTTAAAATCAGTTTTATCATATACATCAGCTATATTTATACAACAATTATTTATTGTATATTTACTATCCTTTTCACAATTTTTACATTTAATTGTTTTAGACATTTTTTCTTACCTCACTTTCAATGAAATTATGAATTTAAGTTATTATTTTATAAGTAGAATTTCTTATCCAAAATTTATTTTTAATAAAATTATAAAATTTGCAATATTCTTTTCCTGTTTTCTTTATTTCTCTATCTCTTAAATCTCCCATAATTGTTATTACTACTCTTGATTGAAAATGGTCAAATTTATCTTTTTCAAAATTCCATTTAGATATATTAAAATCACTTAATATATTCACAAATATATCTGCATTCCCCTCACTTCCTGTAATTTTAGGGGCATCTTTTAATATATCTTCTACTTTTGTTTTTATTTCTATATCTTCTATAAAAGTTTCTACATCAATTGTAGCTATAATATGTGTCCAACTACTCATTTATTTCCCTCCTAATTCTTTATGAAATAACTCTTTTAAACATATTTATAGTTCAGATTATTTATGTGAATCTTGCCATAATTTTTCGCACTCTTCTTCTGTAAAAAGTTCACGCATATATCCTTCCAAATCATACGAATCTGTATCACCAAAGAATTGGAACCAATTATCATAATTACAATCACTAGGATGACAACAGTCCTTATACTGAATTTCTTTGATTATATAATCTTTCCAATAATCCATAATAGTTTTTTTAATTTCTCTTATATTTTCTAACCATTCAGTTCTTTCATCATTCCCTAAATCAATTTCTCCTGTATCAACCATAATTTTTATCATTTCTAAAAATTCAATATGTTTCATTTAATACTCTCCTTTTTCTAAGTAACCGTCGTAGAAACTCTTGTTTTATTGTCTGTTATCTATTTGTTTAATAACGCATAATATTGTTTTTCTTCCATATTATCATTAGTCCATTGTGAAAATGGTAATTGTATTCCTCTTTGTTTTAAAAGTTCACAAAATTCAAAATCACAATATTCAGGATATAATCTTTTATTAGGAATATACTGTTTATTATTAATATAATTAGGTAATTCACAAATTGTTATTTCTTCTTCTGTATTGTCATACCAAATAGTATGAATTACTTCATCTTTTATATATACATGCCAAGTAAGATTTCCATAGGCATAAGTACTATACCCATATAATAATGTTCTATCTGATTTATTTTTTAAATCATCTGGACTTATAACCCTATTGTCTGCTTTAACTAATTCTAATTTTTTATAATCATTTTTATTCATTAAATATCACTCCTTAATTTTTATTCAGAAACTAATTCTAATTCTAATTCTAATAAAATTGATTTTTCCAATATTGTTTTTTCATCCTGGCACTGTTTTCTATTGTTTGTTGTAAAATATTCTATTGTATAATATTTAAGTCCTTTACGTTCTTTTTCAAATTCTATAACTCTAAATCTCTCATGGTTTGTATCAGACTTCCAATATCTTTCTTGACCTATTATGTCTTCTATAACAACTTCAAATAACTCATTAAACTCTTTGCAATCAACATCACATATCCATTCACCTTTATCTGTAATAACTGATTCATAGCCACCATGTCCCCATGCTCCAGTTTTAAAGGTATCATCTTTGCGAATAGTAATCATTTGACCTCTATTATTTTCATTTAACCATGTTGATTGTGTTAACTCTTCTTCTCTTTTAAACTTAACTTTCATTATTTTATTCATCTCCCTTAATTTTTAATTATCTCCAAATGAAAGAACTAATTTATTGTAATATTACATCATATTTACAATCTATAATTCCATTATTATAATCAGTTTTTATAATCTCTTTTCTTATCTTGAACTTATTATTTTCCAGTTCTATAGTATCGTCACAAGTATCATCTAAATTAGTTAGGAAATTATCTATTTCTTTAAAAATATTTTCTTTACACCTAGATTGGACATATTTAATTATTTCTTCATAATTCATATTTAATACACCATCCTTATACTCTTCTAAATTATTTAATTTCTTCATGATATCTAATTTCTACTGTATCAGTTTTATCAACAAACGAATTATTTAAATCTTCAAGTTGTTTTTGTTTTTCATTATTATTATCATATAATTTAAACCCAACTTTTTCTTCTGCCAATCTTCTAATATATTCTTTATCAAATTTTTCTCTAGATTCAAATTCGACTATTATATCTTCTTTTTTTGCATAATTTAATTTTCCTACTCTCCACAATATTATACTAGTTTTAATACTCATTATTTTACACCATCTTTCATAAATTATTTTTTAAATTCTCTCACTCTAGCACATATTTTTATAGTTATGTGCTAAATCAAAGAACTTTATCTTTTCTTTCTATTCTTATTTTTTGTTCTTAGAAGTTATATTTCCATCTCTATTAATAAATTCAGTAAACTTTTCACCACACTTTGGACAATAATCATAATCTATAATCTCATTAAAATTACTATATGTCGTATCTACTGTTCTAAAATCATGCTTGCAATTACTACAAATTAATGGATTTGCATAATGTGGAGCAGAATCATAATTAATATTATAATACCTATTCCTACTAGTGGCTTCATATAATTTATTTTCTTTTAATTCTTTTAAACTTGCCATAATAATATCACTCCTTAGAATTATTTTCCTTAATTTACTTCTTATATCTATTATATCATACTCAACCTTAATTGCAATACATTTTTATATTATTTTAATATATTATTAGATTTATTTTTTATACAATACTACTATAATTACAACAAGCAACTAATATTATTCTCAATCCAGTTCTCGTCTGTACCACGTTTAAGTAACTCATTTATCTTATCATTAATAGTTCCTATGAACTTTAAATCAGCGTTTATGTGATTGTTATTACAGTATTCTATTATTAGATTGAAGAAATTATATTTCATTATGTAGTTACCTCCTATTATTTATTTTTTAGTATTTCATCCAATTCTTTTTCAAACTTAAAATCTTCTTCATCAGCTATTTTATATTCTTCTTCTGAGAGTTCTTCTAATATATCTAACTTTTCAACAACATGTTTTCCCCTTACTCCATCATAAATTTCTACACTTGATAATCCTACTAAATAGCCTTTGCTCTTATATAACTTAAATAATTCATCTGCTATATCTTCTTTTAAGCAATAAACAATATCATATGTTTTATATTTTCTTTCTTCTTCTTTTCTCATAATCTCACCCTCCCACTTTAAATAAAATTTACTATTTATTAACTTATTTACTTTTTAATAATTCTTCACATACTTTAATTTCTATACCAGTAAGCTTTGATTTTGACTTATTATACAAAAATTCAATTAATTTATTTTTATCTTTTAATTCATTTGCTAATTTATTTTTACGATTTTCTATTTCAACTAATACTTTATCTTTAGAATAGAATAAATCTTTTTCATCTCTTTGATATAAACAAGCATATGGATAACCATAATCTATATCATAATTGCTTTCATCTCCATAAGTAAATGATAAATAGCCTTCTGAACCATAATTATTAAAATATCTAATGTTAATATATTTAACAATATCGGAATCCTCATATATTCTCCATATAGTATTATCTTCTTTTAATTCATTTAACTTTATCATAATATTATCACCCCTCATATTTAATTTTTTATTTTATAATTCTCCAATTGCTTTTTTAATTCCGATACCACATTTAATCATTTCAATAATTGTTACTAATGCAAGTATTCCTGCTACAATTAATATTAATGCAGTCATTTCTATCAACTCCTTTTTTAATATATTATTTTTTCTATGTATTAACTGTCTAAACTATGTGCGTTAGCTTTGCACTAACAATATTCCGTCTAACTTAAATGTCCTTGAAGTGTTTCTATTTCTTACCTTACATAAAGTATATAATATATTAGAATAATAATCAAGCATATTATGAAAATAATTTAAAAAGTTTACCAACAGTTAGAATTTATTTAAACTCACTATCAGACGTTCTAAGCGTGTTTATATAGAGTAATGCAATTGTACCTTAATTATATTATAGGTGGTTTAGTGTAGCTTGTGACTTGTCTGTTTTGTAGTATTGGATATGATAAAAGGACTATATTTCTATATAATCCTTAAAATGTTTTTATCATTATTTATTGTTCTTCCATTAATTCTAAAAATGAATCTTCTTGAATGGATAAAAATGTTTCATCATCTACACTATATATAGTTGCTAATTGATGCCCATTTTTATCATAATATTCATCATCACCGTTATGTCCTTTTATAGTTGCCTTACCTTCTCTAATCATTTTATGCAATATTCTTTCAGCTTTTATATATGATTCCATAATTTAACTCCTTATTGAATTTATTTTTTAGTTAACAATTAATATTATAATGATATGCAAGTTTTATTTTAACTTATTATGTAGTATTAACTAACTTTATTAAGATTACTTAATTCTTCAACTATTTGTTCTAAAGGTTTATTAAATACTTTTCCGTCTTTAACTAACCTTTTATATATGTATGTAATTCCTTTTGGCTTTATTAACGTTTTATAGTCTGTTCTATGAGTATATTGATTTACTACTGGAATAACCTTAAAATAATCAACATACGTTTGATAAGGTACGTTATTAGACATTAGAATTTTATTATCTTTTAACCACGTAAATAATCTAGTTCTACCTAATTCTTTGGACTCTAGAATCTTTGCATAAGTTCCCACATCATAGCATCCGTTTGTATTAATAAATTTATCTACTAAACTGACAATGGGTTTCATTTCTGCATTTTCATTTTGCAATAATATTTTTTCTTCTTCTAACCTATGTATTTTCTTATCCATCATTTGCATAGCTTTATAAATTAATTCATCCTCAGACATTTCGCCAGTGATTACTTTTTCTTCTTTATCAATATATCCACCATCTTTCCTTATAGCTGGTAATACTATATCCATTACCCAAGATTCAAATTTTTCTACTGATGGCAATTTAGATTTAACTATTAATCTAAATATATCTCCTTCTAATATAATAGACATTTGTTGTATTCCACCCTTTGAAGGTATTCCCATTTTGGACACACCTTTACAATGTGTTGATATTGCTTTAGTTGGATTAACATAACCTAATATTTCTGCAATATCTTTTCCTACAAAATAAATCTTATCATTAATATTTATTGCTCTAACTGTTCCAAATTTTTCATTAAAAAATTCTTGTATTGTATTTTCATTGTTCATCTCTCTACCTCTTTCATATAATTATTTTTTATTATTCTAATCTATTATTAATTTTTTTATTTTATATCAGCACCTTATACACGACCTTTCAAATATTTTTTTTATTTTTAAATGCTACTATAGACTAACTTAATTTTTTTATTTTTAAGTTAGTCTTAATCTATATCAAATTATCAGCTTATGGAATAAGTTTTCAATTTAATTTTTTATTTTCTAAAAAGGTAATCCATAAGCTTTTATAAATTTATCATGGTCAATCCATATACTAGTTTTATAATTAGTGTCAATTTCTAATTCATCTATTTGTTCTAATGTTAAAGTAATTTTTTTATCTTGTACATTTAATTGCAAAAATCCATTTTCACTTTGAAATATATTCATTGTTTTCAACTCCTTAATATTAATTTATTATGCTATCTTTTCTATTTCTCCATATATTGAATGTAGGTATGTTGGAAAATTATTATAATATTCTTTAACTTTTTTCAATTCTTCTTCTGCGTATAATATTAAAATTTTGATATTATCTACCATTGCTATTTCTCCCTTGGGAATATCATCTCCTAATAATTTAGAAAGTTCTTTTTCTTCCATATTAAAATATTTATCAAAATTATAGTCTAATTCATCTTCTCCCACTACTTCATCTAAAGCTTTAAACATGCAATCAAAATGAATATCTCCTTCATATAGTTTACCATTGCATATTATAAAAGCATTTTTTCTTTGAGTTTCATAATTATATTTCATATCTCAACAACTCCTACTATATTATTTTAATCTATTTCTTAATCTAATTTTAGTATACTCTTATATTTTATGCTTGTCTATACTTTTTAACTATTATTTTAATTAATTATCTAGTTTCTTTTCACTGGAAGTATAATGAGTATTTTAACGACTTCTATATTAATCTTAACTGATAAAGAATATTATATTTTTATATTTCCTTATCAGTTAATTGATTAAAAGCTTTATCTATAAACTTATAAAAATATTCCCTTCCCTTACTTCTAGGATTCATTTTAGCAATACTATAAAACTTTTTCATAAGCTTACTTTTGTTTACTGGAATATAAATATCTACTGATGCTAAACATTTCCCATCAATGTTTCTTTGCTCTATATAAATTAATCCTTGTATAGATAATTTTTCTATATATAAAAATTCATCTTCAAACATTAGTAAAATATTATCAAAATACATATCATTATAACTGAATTGCACATCACTAATATCATTTATTTTCTTAATAACTTTAATATTATCATCTTTATATACTCTTTCTTTAAGTTTTGGATTAACTGTCCACGTTCTATAATTAATTATATCTGCAATTGTTGCCCTTCCTACATTGAACATATTTGCCAATTCATATTGAGATATATTTTCGTCTATTGAAATTTTTCTAATTTGATTAACTAAATCCCATGTTAATAATGCACTTATATTCTTTTCACCCAACTTATCTTCCTGTAATTTGTTAGAATAATCTTTTGTGTATCTGTTTTCCCTTGAACCCCTAGTTATATTTTCTCTTTTTTCTTTACTCATTTTAAGGGAAGACGCTTTCATTTTTATAGAATTTTCTTCAACTAATCCTATTACTTCTAAAGGTGAAGAAGTAATATTATCTTTTCTACAATCACAATGATTTCTATTTTTAGAATATGATATTTTTAAATTTGGTGTTAGAAATGATTGTAATCTCATATAATGTGTTCCATTATATATTCGAGGTTTATATTTACCATCTTCTAAAGCTATATAAATTTTTTTATCTTTTACTTTTTTTAAATCTTCTGCATCAATTATAATATCAATATATCTATGTTCTTTTTGATAATAAATATTTAATATAGTACATTTTTCTTTTATCTCAAATTCCATAATTATATTTTCTCCTTGATTTATTATATATCTAATAATAACCCCATATAGTCTATATTATTCTCAAATAAATAATTATCTACCGTAGATTTTAAACGGTCTATTTCTACACCATCTATACTATCTAAACTTAATATAATTTGATGTATGGACGTTCTAAGGTCTATTCTTTTTACCTTAGAGAAAGATACGTTATTGATAATAATTTCTTCTTTTTCTAATACTTTTTTAATACCTCTTTTAATAGTGTCATTGGTCATTATTACTCACTCCGTTTCATTTAATATTATATCTTATAAGTAGAAAATTATCAAAAATTAATGTTGTGATGAAATTCATGTTTTATATGCTTTTTAATCTATTATTTATATTCAGCTAACCATTCTAAATTATTTTTTTCTTCTAACCAATCTTCAATATACTTTGCTGGCATAGTTATAATTCTTTTTATAAAGTCATGAGCTACAATCGAATTGTAACCACTCATAGTATTATATATCTTGGCTTGTTTTGATTGTTCTAATAATTCGGTATATTTTACATGGCTCTTAAATTTTTCTATCTTACTATTAAATGCTTTTATAAAATCATCATATTTCATAGTCAATGATACTAAATTATTTTTTTCTGCATACTTATTTGCTTCATCAAATGACTTTAAATTTACCTTTACCATTTCTTCTTTATTATTTAAAAATTTATACATACTCATATCAATACACCATCCTATTAAATTATTTTTTATAAAAACTGACTAATATCCACAATTTCCTCAATATTTACTAATCTATCAGACATAACATTTCCAACAATTTCTTTTATTTTATCAACTTCAAGTCCTTCTACTTTCAAATGTTTTGTAACTAATTTTTTTATTTTATTTTGTTTGTCTTGTGATAAATTACATACGAAAATACTTGAATTCATGTTATCAGCTCCTATAAAATTTTTTTCTTCGGGGAATATTTTTTTTATTTTAATATCCCCTCATTTAATCTATTATTTAAACTATATTTCTAGTAAATATTTCATGAAATTTATCATTATCATATGTAGTTCCATTCACTTCTACAGTGCTATCATTATAAATATTTGCTAGTTGATAAGTATATTTATGGTTTTCTGTTGTCATAAATAATTCATAATCAGTTCTTAGTTGTACTGTAATTTCATTACATATAAATTTTTTTCTAGCCATAACTTTTCAACTCCTTATCTAATTATTATTTTACTCTTCTACTCCTACACTGTCAATAACTTTCATCTATTTCTTTAATATATTTTTTTAATTTAATTTCTAGCGTTGCGCTAGATTTCATTTACGCTTTTCTTGAATGTCTTGAGGTGATTTTTTATTTCGTAAGTGACTGGCATTACACCAGTTTCGGCGACTCTCACGTTCCTTATCAAACTTACTTATTGTTATTTTACATTAATCATTGTTTCTATAGCTTTATCTCTATATTTATAATTATTAAATAATTGAACTATTTTTTCTTTTATCTCTATTGGTGCTAATTCAATTGTTATATTCACTAATCCATGTTCATATTTTTTCATTTCTTCAAATAATACAAATGTAGATGAATTTTCCCAATCTTTCGCTTTAATACCTTTTTCTGTTCTTGCTTCATGTAGTAATTTTAAATATTTTTCTAAATCTTCCTTATTCATAAGATAAGATTCATTAGATTCTAATATTCTTTTATCTAAATTAGGATTTCTTTTTAATCTTAATTTATAACCTTCTTCATTTATATTAAAAATATTATTTTTTAAAATTTCTTTTCCACATTCTTCTTCTATAGCTTCAATTTCTGCTATTTTATTTTTTAATAACATGTATTTATTTTTAAATTCTTTGAACTCCTTAATTTCATTTACCTTATTAATTAAGTTATCATAATTTGACATTTTACATTACTCCTTTAATATTTATTTTTTTAATCTGTTATTTATTTTTTCTGTCCTTTTCTATAATCTAATAATACCAAATTATAAAATACTTGTATACTCTCAAATATAACTATATAACGTATTAAAATAATACTTAGCTTTAATTGTCTCTCGTTTACTCCATTTCTCTTAGCATTTCATTTATTTTTAATTTAATTAGTTATTCAGTTTTATTATATATTGTTTATCCTGTGCTGATAGATTGTATTTATTATAAGCACGTTTAATGCTTGTATAGGCTATTTAAGGCTTTGTTATGTTATAGGTAGAATTGCATTAGTTTAGATATAGAATTGATTACAAGGTCGTTTGATACGTTTGTTGTGGTTTTTATAGATGTAAAGAAAGACTAGCAATATATTTTTTCTTTTGCTAGTCTTTGAATGGTTTATATTGCTTTTGGTAGTTCTCCATTAGTATTTACTAAATATTCTATTTGTTCTTTTACTCTTTTAATTAAATCATCTGTCATTCTTTCCTTAAATGTTTTTAATAGTGTAGTCTTGTTTCTATCACCACTCATTAAAGTCATACCTGTTTTACCTTCAACTATTATATAATAGTCCTTATCTATATCAAAATAAATATACAACTGCATATCGTATTTGTTTTTTAATTCTTCACCCTCAGCCATTATTATTTCATCTTTATTTTTTCTATAGAATTTAATTAATTCTTTAGGTTCTTCTTTAATTTTTATTTTATATTCTATTGATTCTTTAAAATCATTACTAGATATATTTTGTAATAATTCTATAGTTGCTTTATCTGTATTAGGTAATCTTATTCCAGTTACATGATAAAATACTTTTCTACTAGCTGGATTATGATTTCTCAATCTAGACATTAAATCTCTTCTACATTTTTCATTATCAATATTTTCTATTAAAAATAATACTTTTTTACATAAATCTATACTACATTGGTTTATTTTATCTTGATATATTGCTTTTGCTATTTCTAATTTATCAATATTATTATATAGATTAATTTCAGATTCTAACCAGTTTTTAAATTCTTGTTCTTCTTTTTCTTTTCTTAATTGTTCTTGACTTTCATTTTCTATTCTTTCTGCTTCTAGTCGTTCAATCTCTTTTACTCTATTATATTCTATTAATTCAAATTCTCTTACTTTTTCAATTGTGATTATATTATTTTCAATTAACCATGTAGCAAAATCATATTCCACTTTTGTTATTTCATAATAAGAATCATCTTCTGATTTTAATTTATATAATGTTTTTGGTTTTGTATCTGCATCTATTTTTCTACTATAGTAACTATAATTTTCTTTTAATTCTGTTTTTAATCCTTCTAATACTCTATTGATTATAAATTCATATCTATGTAATATAATTCCATCATATCTATATTGTTTATCTAAAGTATTAATAAGTTTAGCTTTTCTCATTTCGCTTAATTCATTTCCATATCCTAATATATTTTTTACTTTTATAGTTTCCATTATAACCACTCCTCATATTTTTTTAATTCGTTATGTACTTCTTATTTACTATATTATCATTGTTTTCAATTAAAGTCAATAACAAATTAAAATAATACTAAAATATTTTTCTTTAAAATTCCAAATAAAATAGACTTTTTATCTTAACTCATTATGTTGTATTTGATAACTTATATCTAAGTAATAAAAAACTGGATTTCTCCAGTTCCTTAATTATTAATTTCTACATATTTTTTTGCTTCTTCTTCTGTTTTAAATTCAGTTATAAAGTCGGAATAACTTCCACCAATTTCTTGATAAGTTCCAGAACAACAATTCATTTCAGACCAAAAATAACATTCTTCTCCATTTATATCTCTTGTTTTAAATATAACAAATTTGGTTGAATCTTTTATTTCTAACTTAACATATGATTCACACTCTTCTCTGGAAGTACTTTCAAATACATTATTTGCATGATGACCTCCAACTTCTTGATAACTCCAATTTGTGTCTGTATCAACTTCATCTATCCACATTTTTCCTGCTCCATTATCTTCAAATACTATATACAATTTACTCATATTTATCAAACTCCCTCAAATATTATTTTTTCTTTTATGTAATTTCTTATCTTATTTACAATTATATAGAAGTATTAATCTAATGTCAAGAAATATTTTATATATTTTAATCTATTATTTAATTTTTTTATTTATACTCATGATACACTTTTATATACAATAATTTTTTTCTTTTGTCGCATCCTGAATTGATTTAATTTTTTTCTTTTATCTAACTCATGCTGATAATAATTATCTGCCTTACAACTTACTGCAAATATTCCAGTAAATAATATTAATATAAAAATCCCATACAATCCCAACCCTAACCAACTTATTATTGGATATCCTAAAAACATTGAATCACCTCATATTTTTTATTTTAGTTACTAAATTCCTATATGTTTTAATACGTTATTAGCTTATAAAATAGCTTTAATTGACCGTCTAAGCATTTATAAAGTTAATCTAATATAGTTATCCTGTTATGCTTAAAGCTTGGATTAAGGCTATTTAATGACTAGTATATTACTATCTTTATTGAATATAACATCATGAGTAGTTCCAAATATTATTGATTTTTTATATTCTACTGCAAAAATTCCAATCATATTAATTTCTTCATCTGTTAATCTACTTTTAATTATTGCTATAGTAGTTTCTTTACAAACTTTAATTGTTTGAACTATCTCATTTGCATATAATTGCATTTATTGTATTATCTCCCTTTTATTAATTCTAATAGTATTTACATATTAAAAATCTCTTAAATCTAAATTTCTTTTATTAAGTTCTTCTGATAGTTTAGAATATGTATTTTCTGTTTGTTTCTCTTCTTGTGTTCCGTCTATTGAATTTAAAAAGTTTTCTCTAGCTAATTTATATTTTTTTACTAATTCTATATCAGTTAAATTTTTTATTGTATCCATATCATTACCACCTTTTGAATTATTTTTTAATGTGTTATTGGATTAATTTAATATTATCATTTTATAGATATAATGTCAATATATATTTACTATTTCTCTAATTTATTTTATAGTTTTTTAGATAAAGAAAGAGATAGTTTTTTATGCTATCTCTATAATTAATTTAATCATTATCTTCATTTTTACACTCTTGTATTGCTAGATTTAAACCGTTTAATAGTTTCTTATCGGCTCTTATTTCCTCTATGGTATAGCCTAAAGCATTTAAAGTATCTTGAGTGCCTCTAGTATAGCAATATTCGTGATTATTTAATTCATATTTAAACATATCTTTTACGAAATTAGTTCCGTCAATATCATTCTCAATAGCTACTTTTCTTTCTTTGCTTTGTTCCTCAAACATTTTATCGAGTAGTTCGGAATCAGTTTTTTTAATAAATCCTCCAGCACCAATTGAAACTATTTGCTTTGTATCATCTTTATTTAATCCAAGTTTCTCCATACCCTCATCAAATTGTTTTTGACTAAATGCAAACATCATTGGAAAAATATTTACCTCTTTTGAATGTTTTTCTTTTAATTCTAAATATTTATTCATTTTTAAAACTCCTTTTTATTAGTGGTTTTAAGGATTACCACAAACCTTATTTTTCTATTTGTTTAATTTGTTTATTGATAATTCTTTGAAGTTATCATGTATTTTATTTTCTTCTAAATCCTCATTTAATTGTATTTTTAATTTTTTGAAAAAGTTATCTAATGATTTTATAATTTTTTCACTTTCTGTTGTTTTTCTGTAATTCAACTTTCTTCTTCCATAGCACATATAAACATCGTTTGGAACTGTTACATAACTTTTTTCGCTACACTCTAGTATTAAATTTTCAGGAATTTCACTTTCTAATGTAATATCATTTGGTAAATTATGACCCCAAAATACTATTGAAAACATATCATTATATATATAACCGTTACTTAATTCTTCTTTACTACCTGCTAACATACATTTTATATATATACTTTTTCCCCTGCTATTATGTAGTTGAGCAATTATTTTGCTATTTGGAAATTCCTTATTATAAGATTCTACTATTTTATTTAAAAATTCATTTACTTTCATATTGAAAACCACCTTTATTTTATATTTAGTATTGTTTTAATTCGTTATCTAATTATAACATAGATTTTAAAATTCCGTCAAGTGTTTATTTAATATATTTTTTAGTTTTTTATATTGATATAGCTACCTTATTTTAGATAACTATATCAATATAAATTATTTACCAGTTATATTTTACTGCCTTATTAATACTGTTTTCTAGTAGTGTATAACCTTCTAATTTAATATAATTTAATAAGTCGTTGACATTGCATCTAGTTAATAAAGTTCTAATATAATCAATATAACTATCATTCTCAGATGCTTCTTTTACCTTTATACCGTTGTTATATATAAAGTCTCCCGTATTGTCTATTAGTCCCTCAAAGTCGTTATTGATGCTAAATGTATCTATTCTACCTTGAAAACTATATACTAAATTTTCATTGTCTTTTAAATTGTCATATGTAAATCTTTTTAGTTCTGTCATTCTTGCATTACCATTAAAATTTTCTTCTTTGTTCCAACACTCTTTAAATTCTCCTTTGAAAATATAAAACGTATCTGTTGTTAATACTATTCTGTTTACTTTTTTATACCTTGGTCTTTGTATATAAATATATAAAGCATTTTTATGTTGTGCATAATCACTATAATAATAACCTTTTAGAGTTCCATAAATTCTAGTTGGTAATAAGTCCATAGTTTCTAGTACTGTATATTTTTCACCGATTTTTAAATTTAATTTTTTCATTTTTAACACTCCTTATGGCTTATTTAAGCCTTTTATTTTTAACTTAATATATTTGTATTTGAGTGCTGGAAATAACACTCACAAGCCTACATATTAGCTAATTTTAATTGAAAATACTGGTGTTCCTTCTGATTTAGATTCCATTATTGCAGTTCTTAGAGATTTAATTATATTTTCTCTTCCTTCTAACCCTTCCCAACCTTTTACGAATGACTCTCTAGTAATAGTATAAGCATTATCCCAAGTGTAATATGCTTTAATTGTATTTACTGTTTTATTTCTAGCTATAAATCTTTTAAATTGACATCTTATATAAGCTAAGTCACATTCTGAATTTAAGTCTAGTGGTCTTATTCTATCTGAGTTTATTTCTTTTCTAGTTTTAATATTTAAAGTTTCCATTAATAATTTTTCTAACATTTTACATATCCCCTTTTAATTTATATTTTTACTATTATTCTAATTCATTATATATTTAAGCAATTACTACTGCATTATTATCAGTTGTAAATAAATCGTATTCTGTTGCATATTTGATTGTTGCATTATATAACTTTTCACATTCTTTTAGTAATTCGATATCCATTTCAGATAATTTGTTAATTGCTACCATTATTACTTTAGTTGCGTTTTCTCTCATTGCGTTTATTATATCTCTTACATATGTTGTCATATTAATACATCTCCTTTTAATTTGTTATTTGTGTTTGTATCTCTTCCATGTATTAAATATACCATCAATACCAACATTAGAAAACAACCAAATAACGCTATAATAACATATTATAATAATACTAGCTTAAAATACCTTCCATTTGCTCCGCTTTTCTTAGTTTATTGTTATTTTAATATGTTTTATAGTTTATTTTATATTGTTATTCTGATGTGGGTTTATCCCTGTTGTATACTAGTTAAGGTACTTTATTATATATAGTTTTATTAGATGGTTACATTATAACATGTAATACCGTTCTTATGGCTTGTATGAGGTTTTAAATGATTTAGAGTGTTATTCTAGGTTTTTGATTATGGACGTTAAAAAGGAACTCTTTCAAGCTCCTTATGTGGTTTAATAATATTTATAAACATTTTTCTCTTCTACATTCTAATATACTTTTTATTTCTTCATCACTAATATGTATATAATTCAATTTTGTAAACAAATAGCTACGTTTAAAAGTCTTTTTAGTATTAAAGTACTTTTTATTATATCTATAATCCCATTTCGCAAAACTGTAAAGTAATTTTTGTCTTATATTCATAATATCAATTCCTTTCTAATTTATTCCAATCCATAAGTTTCTTTAAAATCTCTATTAACTTGTGCAATTCCTCCGTCACGTTCTATATTATTCCATGTATAATCAACTTCATCAATTAACTTATGCACTAGCGTTGCGTAGCCTTCTCCATCTATTTTATTATACATTGCTTTTATAGTATAATGATTAATTCCTTTTAGTCCATCAACATCAATTTCTAAAATGTTTTTAATAAAAATTAAATCTGATTTTTCATTATTTTTGAAATATTTTAACATGTTTTCTTTAGTTTCTTCACTTTGTGTATTTACCATCCATTTAAGTAAGTCCTGCATTCTCTCTTTGTCTAAATTATCTATAATCTTGTTTAATTCTTTATTCATAATTATCATACTCCTTTTAATATGTTTTTAAATTGTGATAAATTAAAGATTTTATTGAAAGTTTAAAGGAAAGGAACTGTTTTCTACAATTCCTTAACTATTGAATGCATTAAACATTTCTATCCAATTGTTTGTATCTTCTTCTTTTCTCATTTTATCTTTCATAAAATCTTTTCCCCAAAAGGCTACATTTCCACCTTCAAATCTTACTAAATATTCATCATCATTTTTCTTTTCAACTTTTATAATTTTCATAATTATCATACTCCTTTATTTCTTTTAATTTATTTTGCTTTTATGTATCTCTTCTATGTATTTAGTATATCAAACTACTAACAACTTTAAAACAGGCAAATTTAACTATATAATCAATTAAAGTAATAGTTATCTTTAATATACTCCGTTTTACTCTGTTTATCTTAGTATTACGTTTTATTTGTGATTTAATATGTTATTTAATTAATATAGAAAAAGAATATACTTTTAATATATCCTTAAATTACTTTTGCATTTAATACTTCAAAATCTAGTTTTAAGTTTTCTTCACACATTACTTTATATGCTTCTATTTCATTAATTCCATAAGCATCATCTTTAGTTAAAAATATATTACCATTTTTTAAATTTTCTACTTCTATTTCATAAAAGAATCTTTCTTCTTTTATTGGAGTTTCTATTCTACTACTAATTATATAATATTCTTTAGTTTTAATATTCATTTTTGATAAAGCTATATGACTTGCATTTCCATAAAATTTAAAATCTTTTCTATGATTAACTATTGCTAAAAAGTTCTTTTTGTTAAATTCTTGAAAAGCTTCTTTAGTCACTAAAGTCCATTCATTTTTCATATTCAGCACCCCTTTTATATAATATAATTCTTTTATTAATATTAGTATACCACTATGACATTACAAGTCAATACATTTATATTAGTAATTTAATATATTTCTTAATTTACTTTTAAAGCGTATAAAATTACAGTTTTATCTACTCTTTAATACGGTATTAAATACTATATATAATTATATTAAAAAGAAAAGGAACTATTTTTTGTAGTTCCTAACTTTCTATAATTCCACTATATTCTAAACCTCTTTTTAATTCTTCTGTATTATTCCAATATTTCAACATAGTTTCTTTTGTTCCTTTACTTTGTGTGTTAATCATCCATTTTAACCAATCTCTTATATTATCCTCACTTAAGTTATCAATTACACCTTCCAAAGTATCATTTAATTCTGTTTTATTCATTTTTAATTCTTCAATTTTCATAAATTCCAACTCCCTTTTAATAATTTAAATATTTATGTATCTGTTAATTATTATATTACTCTTATGTTTTATATATGTCAATAGTTTCTTTAACATATTATCTAATTTAATTTTAGACGTTTTAAAGGTTGTAATTGTTTAGTAGTATTAGTTGTCGTTTATATTATTAAAGTGCTTTAGAATTGATTGTGGACGTATTGTAGTAATGTATATTAAATACTTTCTTTTTAAAAATATTTCTATATCATTTATTGAACTAAATACCTCTTGTACATCAAAACTATATTTTTTTAATAAACAATCCTTAACTCTAAAACTACTATATATTCTATCTCTAAGTTCACTTTTATCTAATAAGTAAAGAGAAAAAGCAAAAGTACCATCTCCGATTGACCAATTTTTACAAGCTATTTTATTAATATATGGAAAAGTTTTTATACTAGTATTATCATATACTTTTAGCATTAATTGTATTGAATTATGAGTTATGTTATTCTTAATTCTGCTATATTTTAAATCATTCTTAATCTCATTAAATATTATTATCTCTTCATCTGTTAACGCATCTATGTATTCCTGTAATAATTCCTTATCTTTTTCTTTAGCTCCATCAGAGTACATAGATTTTAAATTCCTAGGTAAATTTATTCTAATTAAATCTATTTCCATTTATACCCCCTCATTTTTTATATTATTATACCATCTATTTTAAAAAGGTGGATTGATTACCACCTTTAATTGTTAAACTTCTTTTACTCTTAATATGCTAGTTTGTTTTTTACAATCATATTCTTCATGTGCTTTTACTGTTGCTTTTATTTCTATTTCTTGTCCTTCTTCCCATTCCATATCTTTTGCAGTTTTCCAAGTTAATGTATTATCATTTTCATCTTTAAAGATGTATATATTAGTCCATCCAAAATCGTTGCTATATCCTGTTATTTTATTAAGTGTAACTTTTAATTGTACCTTTTCTTTTTCTTGTCCTATCCAGTTGCTAGTATCTTTCTTTTTTAATTCTGTTTCTATTTCTCTATATAAACTTTTTTCATCTTCTTCATAAGATGCTAAAAACTCATAAGCAGTTTTTGAACTATAACAATATCCCCAACCTTGAAAATATTCTTCTGTACTAAATTGTAAAAATTCTAATTCCTCTAATCCTTCTATATTAAATCCTATCCACCATTTATAATGATATTGAAATTTGTTAGCTTTTAAACTATCTTTTTTATTATAAGAATCTTTATCTATGCAAACATATATAATTGGATTATTTAATATAAATTCTTCTTTAGTTTGTTTTTCCTTTTTGATTCTTTGATTACTTTCATGTTCTTCTACTGTCATTCCTGTTACAGTTTTAAAACATTCTGAACCATATCCGATACCCTCAAAATAAAATAGATATTTAACTTCTCTTCCACATTTTGCACATTGCATTCTAATCACTCCTATATAATAAATTTGATAACTTTATGTATTTACTACCTTTTCTGTATTATACATCTATACTTTATATAGTTCAAGTTATATTTTAATATACTTCTTAGTTTATTTAAATTTATTGTATATTGCATAAAAAATGAATATTTTCCAAGTTAGGACTGTCTCACTTGATAATATGAATAAGTTATTTACTTGTTTTAAACAGTATATTTTTATTAATTGATAATAATAAATGTATATTATTAATTTAAAATGTATAAATATTATATAATTGTTTAGTTTATATTGATTTAGATATCTGTTACTAATTATAGATTATAAAAAGTTTATTACTCATACTATATTACTTTACAATCACGTTATTAGACGTTTTAAGCGTGTTTAAGTTTATTGTAGTGTTAGTTATCAATGTGTTTGTTTTTTTTGTTATGTGAGCGTTATTTAATGACATAAGAAAAGGAACTATAATTACTATAATTCCTAGTTATACTTTTCAATTATCTCTGTATATTGTTTTAATCCCTTTGCAAATTCCTCAGCTTGTTGTATTAATTCTGCATCTTGTTTAGTTCCTAGAGTATTTATAAAGTTGTCGTTACCGTTTGTTCTGTTTACAATCCAGTTTATTTTGCTTGTTTCTTCTATTACATTTAGTTCTATACATATTTCTATTTTGCCTTTAGTTGCCATTATAAATAACTTTTGTCTCATTTTTCTGCCATATTTAAAGTTATACATTTTTTAACATCTCCTTAAATAATTTATATGTAATTTGTTGTTAAGTCTATATTACTCCTATGGTTTTTATATTGCAATAGATTTTTGATATTTATTTTAATTAGTTATTAAGTTTATAAGAGTTGCTATTTATTAACAACTCTTAAATGGATATTTAGCTACATATTTTTATTGCTTCTTTTAGTGCTATATTATAATCTTTACAATCACATGTATTATTATTACTATATATAATCTTATATTCATTTTTATAACTTTCATCATTTATTATTTTGATTAATGTATCTGTAGTACTTATTGTTTTATTACATCTCTTGTCTTTAAACTTTACTATATACATTCGTGTAAAACTTTTGATTAATTTTAATTCATTGTTGATGCATATACCTTTTAATTCATTTTCAAGTTCTGTATTTTCATTTTCAATTGCAGTTTGTTCTATTTGTTTTTTAGCTTCTATTTCTTCATTTTCAAATTGCTTTTTAATTCTATCAAATTTAAAAAAACTAAAATCATAAAAGAATGAATCTAATAACTTGTTTAAGTTCCAGCTATCATTTATATATTTTTCTACTAATTTCAATAATGTATCTGCATATACAAGTAAAAAACCATTTTCTAAAAACAAATTATTACCACTATTATATATTATCTCTTTAGTTGTTGTATTGTATATTATTGCATGCATTGCTTGATGGACTTCCTTACCTTCATAATTGATTCTATCTTCATATCCTGCAATTATTCTAAAGTTATTATATTCCATTATTCCTTCATATGTAAAAAATTGAGTTTGTAAAGATTCCTTTGTTAATATATTCATTATTATCACTCCTATAAATTTATTATTTATTTAATTACTATAATACTTATTATATAGAAGTTTTAGATAATTGCAAGTATTATTTTAATTAGTTATATAGTTTAATTTTATGTACCTTATTGTAATTTAAATAACAATCCTTTGCAGATAATTAATAAATCTAGTAACATATTAAAATATAAATAAAGTGAAATACTACGAAAAACAGAGTAAACTAGAGATAATTAAAGACAACTATTAGTTTAATACGTTATTTAGTTATTTTTGACGTTTTAATAATAATTGATATGATGGTATATTTAGATTAACAAAAGAACACAACATAACAACCTAAGACAAAGCAACTTAAATTAGGACTTATAAAGCTTTAAATAGAAATAGACGAACTAGGATAGCTCTTATGATAGAGTATCAGAAATGAAGTTAGAGATTACTTAGGAATAGCCTAGGCAGTCTCTTTTTCGTTGTGTGGATAAAAGTTGACTATAATTAAAACTGTATAAAAAGAAAAGGATATAAATTAATATATCCTTTAAACTTATTTAATTATTCATATCCTTAAATGTAAAAAATAAAGCTCTGCTTTTAAAATATTTATGACAATCAAACTTTGTATATACTTTCCAGTTACCTTTAATACACGCTATTTGCTTATCAGTTGGCTTGTCTTTCTTCCATTTGGCATTCTTGTCTATAAAGCTACTTCCATATGTATATGCCATATTATCAATATTATCAACCAGTTCTTTTAAATTCTCATTTCTTTCATATTCTTCTAATAGTTTATTTTCATACCTATAAGAAATAAATTCATCATCAATCTTAGTTAATATAATATCAATTTTATCATTCAAACTTAATATATAATATATGTTTTTATTATAATACCATTCAAACCAATCAAGGCTAGAATATTCATAAACATTCTTAATATTAGAATTGAATAAGTCTATTTCTTCTGATTCAAGTTTTAATTGTTCTAATTTTTGTCTTTCTCTTTCTTCCTGTTCTAGTATTAAACGTTCTTTTTCTTCTTTATCTGCTATTTTAATTCGTTCCTCAGCTTCTGTTAATGTTTCGTCATCGTGAAAAGTTATATTAAATATACTATCAATATTAATCAATGAAAACTTATTTACTATATCATCTATATCTATTATAAGTGCGTTCTCTTTTCCTTCTGATAGCCTTAAAACCCTTCCTAAACATTGCATATATAATATCCTTGATTTAGTACTACGTGCCATTATAACGCAATCTAAAGCAGGAAAATCAAAGCCAGTTGTTAATATACTAATATTTACTAATACTTTAAACTTACCGTTTTTAAAATCTTCTAATGTATTCTTTCTTTGTATAGAGTCAAGTGTGCTATCAATTGACCTTGCATCTATACCATTATCCTGAAAACATTTAGTTATCGCATTAGCGTGGTCAATTCCACTTGCAAATATTATAGTGTGATTTCTATCTGTTGCATAATCTAAATAAGATTTTACAATTATATTATTTCTATCATCATTATTGATAGCTTCTTCTAGGTGCTTTTGAATAAATTCTCCTCCAATAGTTTTGACATTTGATATATCTGTATTTGTATATACTTTTCTTGCTTTTGGTTCTACTAAATAATTACTTTTAATAGCTTCTAATAAAGTCATTTCATATATTATCTTATCAAATACTTCAACCATCTTAGGATTAAAAGGTGTTGCAGTAACTCCAATAACAATTGAATTTTTACCAATTATATCAGTAATTTTCTTTATTTGTTCAACCGCAACATGACATTCATCAAATATAATATATTTAAAATCACCGTTGTTAGTTATCTCCTTTAATCTATTACTCTTTACGTGTGTTAAACTTTGTCTAGTTGCTACTATTATATTATTGTCACATTCATTCAACTTACCTTGTACACTTCCTACATCGACATTATCACCGCATACAAATTTTAGCTTATCAATGGTTTGTTCTCTTAGTTCTGTACTCATAACTACTATCAATATTCTTTCTGTTATTTCCTCTTTAGCAAGTCCACTCATCACAATTGTTTTTCCTGTTCCTGTCGGTAAGGATATTATTCCCTTTTCTCCCATTTTCAAGCCTTTTATTTTACTAATACTTTCTTTTTGGTACTCTCTTAACTTCATTTATCTTTCTCTTCCTCTCTTATGCTTTAATTTGCTACCTATTTCAACTCTAAATTCATTTGTATGTGTCCAACCACTTTTTTCTATTTTCTTGTATGTGTCCAAGACTACTTTTTCAAAAAAACAGTGTTCACCACATACAAGAATTTATATTTTTTGTCTTGACCACATACACTGGCAAAACCCTAGTGAGCATATATTGATTAACATTGAAGTGTATCAATAGAGAACCAATATCAATATATACTAATAAATAATATAAATTTAAATCTAAAGAAACTAATATCAAGTATAGAATCTATAATAGCAAGCTATTGATTTGGTTTTTCTTTTTCTTCTTTTTGTTGTTCTATATTTTTATATTCTTCTTGCAATAGTTTTAGTCTTTCCTTTTCTATAGTTGTAATTAAGTTCTTATTTTCTTTTTCCTTTAGATTATTTATTATTTGCTTTAGACTTCTTTTAAGATTAGATTTATTTTTACTTAGTTTGTTTTGTTTTATAAATCCTTCTTTTGCTCTATAGTTATTTATCCTAGTGATTAATAATTCTTTGTCCTGATATCTACAATAAAACATTTTACTATTCTTAATTTGTCCTTTTGTAGTTTCTTTAAATCCTGCATAGTCACATGCTATTATTTTATATTGTTGTAATATATCAAGATACTTTGTAATTGTAGATTCACTCAGTTCTATATCTTCGTTAATCTTGCTATATGATGGATAACATAGCTTATAGTCTTCATCTTGTTCATTATTGTCTATAAATGAATATATGTATATTATTAAGTGAATCAATGAATATGTATTTAATTTATGTTTATTTGCTATGTCTGTTAGTTCTATAATTTCTCTATCATATATTAAAGTAAAGTTTGTTGCATCTTCTATATAGCAATATAATAAATCATTTTTATCTATATTTAATATATCTGTTAGAATGTTATCATCGGTCAATATATTGGTATAAAAAATCATTATGTTATCATTAATAAATTGTTGCAGTATTTCTTTAATATCTTTTATCTTTCTGTCATTGCTTCTTGAATAATTTAATATATCAAGTAACCACGTAATAGAAAATATATAGGCACCTTTACAACTTAAATTCATAGTTATTAAAACTAATATTGTTAGTTGTTCACTTGTCAGTATGTCCTCATTATTTCTTATGTATTTATTGTCAATCATTATAAACGTGTCATTATCTCTTATTTCCATATATTATTATATCCTCTCTTATTGTATATTATTAATTTTCATCAAACCTCATATTTTGAAATACTCTCCATTTCTTTAATATATTATCAAGTTTATCACCTCTCTTAAATATCCAAAATTCTTTATTAGTTATATAATGTGTTCCATTATCAAAGTATACTTGTCCCATGTTACAGATAAAGTCTTTCTTTACTGGATTGTAACAATAATAATTGTTCATCATAGTTAAATCATTCCTTTACTTATTTGATTTTGTTTATAGTTGTTTTGTTTTATATCCTCAGCATCTTATCACAACCTTTCTATTATTTTAATTAGTTACTACATTATAAGTTTATTGTTACCATTTATGAAATTACTCCATATTAATAATATACTTCCTTTTATAATTAATGTCAAAATTGTTTAATTTATTATACAGTTTAAGACTAGCTATTCAATCATTTCTTAAGCTAGTCTATTTGCATCTATATTAACTAAATGTTAGAACTTGTTTACCTACGTTTTTCATAGCTAAATCCCAACCTATATCTTTCCACTCTTTAGGTGCTAATTCTTCAAATATGGTTTTATAATCATTATCAACTAATTTTTCAACTTTCCAGTAATTAATATAATTGCTTTTATTTGATATTAGTTTATTAACTTCTGATTCTTCTAAATTTATATTGTCTACATGTCCTGAATTGAAATATATTTTAACTTCATGGCTATCTTCATCTATATGAATATTTTTTGACAGATGAAATTCTTTATATCCGTTATCTCTATTAAATGTTGCTAGTGATTTCCAACCATCTTTAATAAACTCTTTTTCTGTTTTGTCGCTTTCCTCAATTTTACATTTTACCATTCTATTTAATATTTTTAACATTTTAATAACATCCTTTCATATTTGAATTATTTTAATCTAGTATTTATTTATCTCTCATTCAATGGAATTGGTCGAACTTCTAAAAGTTTTCCATCTTGTATTATAACCTTGCATTTATCCCCTGTTAGCCATCCGTCTTGACCTTCTAAGTTGTCAAAGGTGTATTTGTTGCCGTTTATATTTATAGTCGCTATATCGTTGTCTAGTGAGGATATTTGAGTTGTATATACAATTGGTTGTGTTTCTACTATTGAGTCTATTATTTCGTTATCTTGATTCATTGTGATATTGATTTGTTCGTTTAAGTAATAGTTGTCTGTAGAGTCTACGTAGAATGAGTATAATTCACCTTGTTTGTTAATTGTTACTGTATTAGTAGTTTTGTCTATTGATTGGATTTTAACGTCACTATTGATGTAAGTTGTATTATCTTTATATACTGTTACCACGTCACCTTTAAAATTAGTATAATGATTTAATATATTTGGGTCGTTAGAATCTGCTAATACTGGAATTGATATTAATATTGTAATTGTTCCAGTTAGGATTATTGATTTTAATATTGATTTTATGTTTTTCATTTTATTACTTCCTTTCAATTTGGGATTATTTGATTTATGAATAAATTTATATCTATTTAAATATTAGTATTAATACTAGTCCTATTAGCGTTATTATACTTGTTATTGTACCTATTAGACGCACTGTTGCATTTTTCATCTCTTGACCTCCTTTTATATCTATTATATAATTAAAGAGAATTTAAAGGAAAGGGAAATACTTTTATTGTATCCCCTTTTGTGTGTTATGACTTAATATATAATTATAAGAATAATTTAAGTAGTGTGAGAACCATTGAAATTATTGAAATAATTGTTTTTATTAAGTCATTTTTGTCTTGTTGTCTTTGTCTATTCCTTTCAATTCTCTTTCTCATTTCCTCCTCCATTTTTCTTGGTTGTTGGTTTTCCTCCTACAAGTATTAGTATATCATTTTATTAATTGTTTGTACAGTTTTATTTTAATTTGTTATGAAGTTTATATTTTAGTGGATAGATGTTTTGTATTTATATAAAAATAGACTATAGCTTTTTTCTATTTTTATTTGATACAGTATTTTTTATATATCGCAATCTCTTTCAAATAAATTACTATAATACTCTTCAATTTGTTCTTTTGCGGTTGTTATAAATTCACCGTTTATATAATATCCTATACCTTGTTTATATTCTAAAATTTTACCTGTAAATTTAAATTTTGATACTAAAACATCAAATGTTATTTTTATTCCATCTTTCTTTAATGCAAAATATTCATTTGTTTCTGTATTGAGGTAATATTCATATTTTGCATTTTTATTATCTTCACATTCACAAAAATTTTCATTAATATCTTTCTTTGCTAATATATTACATATTCCAAATATTTTACTATCAACATATTTCATACAAATTTACCTCTTTCATTATTTTATTTTAATAAGGATAAATACTTACTTATTAATAATTTCTTCAATTGTCATTGTTCCACCTAAATTATCTGTATATTCTTTATATTTACTTTCAGCTTTAATTTTCCAATCATTCTTATTAGTTTCTTTATATTTTTTATAATATCTTATTATTTCCTTTTTTGTGCTATTTTGAAAATATTCTAAATATTTTTTAATGTCAGCAATAGTTATATTTTTTAACCAAGGTTTACAAGACATTATATCGTTTATTAGTTTTGAGCTTTCTATTTGATATAAATAATCACAACCCATTTCATCAAGACATCTATTTCCTATTCTTTCAAGTTTATAATCTAAGGTTATTATTGTATCTATCATTTTAATCACTCCTTAATTAATTTGTTTATGTATTGTGGGTATACCTAATTATAGCAAATAAATAATATAATTGCAAGTATTTTTAGTATTATTTTAATATATTTATAAGTTTATTTTTAGTGGTTTAGAATTTGTTCCCTTTGTATATTATATGATTTATATTTGTTGTTTATGTTAGTTTTAAAAAACTTAATAACATGTTAAAATAATACTTGTAATTGTCTTTATTGTATGAGATAATCAATTATAGATTAAATTACATATAAATAATAAATTAAAAGGAAGTGCGTTAAAATGATTAAAAATATCAAAGTTTGGGATAAGAATGATAATTATATTACAATAGATATCAATGAAGACTTGAGTAAAATGGATAAGATAAGTGTATTAAATTATAGCAGAAAATTAGTAGCAACTAAATGTAAGAATGTTTATTCATACAGTATCTATTCAACTCTATGTGATAGTTTAGGATTATAA